TTTTCATAGCCGTGCTTCTTTAGAGCAACGGCATCTTCAATATCAAGGTCGTTGTAAAAGTCCTCAGTAGCATCATGCACATTACTTCCCCGTATCATAGCTTCAGTTTCTGGTTCTTTGACACCAAGAACCCGTTTGATGAAGTATTGTTGTTGGCAGAAGCCGTAATCACCTACTGATGACTTAGACATTCTGAGTATAACATTCTCCGGCATACCGGGATGATATTGATAGCTGGATTCTAAATCAGGATGACCCGGCACGGGATATGATCGTGCAGGTCTGATTTCCATTACTCTCACTCCGATGAATCCTTTACATCATCGGGGTGTGAAAACGAACCATCTCTTAATCCCGGCCAACCATACCATTCTGAACCTGCGGGATCTCGTCTGAATATCTTGACCCTGCCTGTTGCATACAAGCTCGCTCTATTCTCAATAAGAGTAGCAAAGGACTCACTAACGCCTGTTAGCTTACCAGTCGCATCTCTTTCTTGAACCACTTCACCGACTACTAATTGTTGCAGCTTACCTTCTGTTCCGTCTAACCAAGCAGGTACTTCACCACCTACAACAACATTACCATCGCCATCGTAGTTTTTCTTCATGTGAGTTAGAAGATAGACATGAATGCCTCTTCGAGATAGCTCTTGAAGTGCCGTAATAGCTGAATTGTATCTCACCTTTCTGATGTTCCAATTGAATCTACCTGAGCCAAGAAGCTCTTTGTGAGGCTTACCGGATACAGATATTCCATCAACACCCAATCCCAAATCCTCAACCTTCATGAGGGTTTCACAAATGTTCAGCCATTGGTCTGCACCGTCAAAAATCACAGTCTTAAGATAAGGACTGGGCATACGGCCATGCTGTCTAAAGTATTCGTTCTGCTTATCCGCCATCTCTATCTGCGCTCTTAGAATATCCATGACCTTCTGATAGGTCGCAGGGAAGTCGTAAGGTATCCTACTCATGCTATCGGGGTCAATAACCCAAGGGTCTAACACAACAATGTTAGCTGAGCCACCGTGATGAGCTGACTTGGTTGTTTCACCTGCGGTGTCAAAGTCCAACAGATGAGCTTCAGCACCATTGGCCTTTTCCTCATCAGTCAATGAATCGAGGCTTGAACCAGTCTTGCCTGATTTAGGCGGTGCAGCCCAACCAACAAACACAGGTGGCTTGTTAGATAGGTGTGCTATGTTTCTCGCACCTTTGATTTGATTCCATGCAGGGTTGCTACTATGATTCATCCAATTCTTCTGAGCCTGTGCAGGTTCGGTCTGCTTGACTACAACAGGTTCTGGATCAGCTTTGGTGATTTGCGGAGCTACTGGTGGCGTGGGTGCTGATGCACCTGTGGCCTTCTTGTATTCCTCTTCAAGAGCTTCCATCTCATCTAACATCTCATCGGGCATACCATCCTTTAGCTCGGCCACGAAATCATTCGTGGGTGCTTCGGGTACATTACCCTCAAACCCCGAAGGGAGATTGAAAGACTGGGTGGGTGTTGTTGATGGCTTCTTCTCGATTGCACCCTTTTCTGAGCTGGTATCAATCGGTTCAAAGTTATCAAAGAATCCTGTTCCACTCAAGGCAATCCCGCCCACTTGTCATCCGAATTGCCGAATCCATCAAACTGGGCAACATCGTTAGTATCCGCAGGTGGGGGTGGAGATACGATTGAGCGTAGCGGTAGTGCATACACATTCAATCCATCCATGTTGTAGTTAATATCCCCAGAATCACGGCTAATCCATGTCCTTGTTTGAACAACGCACCATACCCTTGAGCCTTGTTGGTAGTCATGCCAACCATCATCCTTCTTTACCTTGTGAGCGTGATGGTCATTTACATGAGTAGCATTGAGATTTACCCATACGCCTGAGTTAGATGGATCTTCCCTTCTCAAGCTTTGGTTGGTCAGAACGATAGGATGCCTTGCACCGCCTTCTGCATACTCATCAGGCTTACCGTCAGAATTGATGTAATCCACTTCACCCATTACGGCAAATATTGGGCCGATTTCTCCACCATTATTCATAGTGATTTTATTCTCGGCTGAATCGTGATAATTCATGTAGTCCTCAAGGGGGCATACAGGGATGAATTGAGCTATGTATTGGTCGGGTTGGAACATAGCGTTAGCCTTAGACAACGCTTCTTCTGGAACCCAATCAAGACCGTAGTTAGGGTCAAGGTTGCGAGCTTCTAAGATTCTCTCTTCTGTACCCCATGATGTTGCTTCTTCTGCTCTAAAGCTAATTGGAACATTCATCACCAGCTTGACATTTGCTGCATCAAAGGCACACTCCAATATGACTGGAGCTTGTGGGCCTTCGGATAGAAACTTGTCAATGGTATTACCGGAGAACACCCATCGTGCCTTCCAAAGATATGCAATCTTTGGCTTACGATCTTGCTTCAATAGACAAATGTTAGCCACGCCACTATTGATTGGTATAACCCAATTCGGGGGGTTCTCTTGCGTTCCCGGTTCAGTATGCAATCTGTTATCAGTCGCATCAACGGCAACCCAATTGCCGTTATCGAAATAAACACGGCCAATAGGGATATTCTTGTCGTTATTCACGATACCATATTTGAGAACATTATCCATATTGATTTCAGCTGCATCAATAGCGTTCTGCCTTTGCCTTCTCATGTTGTCTTGTCTGCCTAAGTATCCGATAATCATACCAACTTGTGTTTCACCTGAGCCACTACCGCCACCTGCTCTCCTTGCTGATGCTGCGTAGTATTGCTTGAATACATCCAATTTGTCATCCTTATCCCAGTTATCCAATGTTTCGCCCTGTGCGACCCATAGATCCGATAGAGCTGACTTCAGCCATTCTGTAAATGCTGATTCAACCTCATCCTTAGACAATCCTCTTTCTTTTGCTGTTGCTTTCAATTCCTGTGCGTATGTCATTCTCTTCACTCCAATTACTGTTCGGGGAATCTTCGGATAATCATACAATACTTAACATCTCACACCAAGAAGCTGTTCTAAGCGGGATATTGTAGCTACAACTTCATCATGCGTTGTTGGTTGTATAATCTCTCCATTAGTGGCTCTAACCATCTCTATTCCATAAGCAGTAGGAGATAAATCCTCAAGACCATCTATGGCTTCAAGAAGTAATGATATTTCATCGGGTTTAGAATACGATCCTCTTGCTTCTACACCGATGTTATGCAAAGCTCGAAGAATGCTTTCGTTAGTCCTATTGAACCATAATTCGGGTCTGATTATGTATCCGCAGCTAATCTCTTTGGTTATCTGACACTTAACTCCCCCACGAAGGTTGGTCGCCATCACAATCAAATCTTTGATTTCTGGTGTTAGCTCCATCCTATTTCCTCCACACCTATTACATCTGAGATACCCGATGATGGACTTCCTTTCACTATACTGCCTGATATGTATGGGCCGTAATCACCCCATCCCGCAGCATCAACAGCTACCTCAACAAAGCATGGAACATCAACTCGAATGTTCTCTCCATCTTGCATCTTGTAAGCAGATTCTATGTGCCTCTTGATGTATTTTGTAGCTTCAGCATTTGATTCCAGCTCGCCAAGAGGATAGTACCCCAAACCATCTCTTGCAGATACAGTCCAGACTGGATAAGGTGCAGCTCCTGTCTGAAGCTGAACCACTTTACCACCTGTTACTCTCAAGACTCTTGGCTTCTTCTCAGCTCTAATTAGAACCAACTCATCAGATGTATTCTCATAAGACAATATCCCTCTCGCATTTCTTAGGACTACCGGGTTCTTTTCAGATAACTCAACAACTGATAATGGATCATCTAATTCAGTAAGAACCTTGATTGCCCAACGAGCTATTGTTTCTTTCACCCACTTTCTACGGGATTCAAATGACATTTTCGTATCATCGGGCGTAAGCCAATCAACAACTAACAATGGATTATCTCTCATCTCAGCGTAATCGCACAAGTAAATCCCGTTTGGTATGTTAGCACCCTGCGCCCATCCTCTCAATGTAGTGGGGGCTTCGGGCAACTCGCCACCCGATGCCGTGAATCCCAAACATTGGTCGTCATTGATATGTATAGTTACCCACGCACCTTCAGCATTTTCAACGAAACATTTGGTGAATTGGATTGAGGCGGGGTCATCAACAAAGGTCGGAGATGGTATCACCAAAGGCCAACCATTTCTGGGCCTAATTGCTTCATACTCGAAAGCTCCACCTGATAACAACATAGCCGTTTTCTTCAAACCAGTTAGGTTGATTGATGATCGGATATGATGGAATCTTTCTCCATTGGCCTTAGCAAGCCCGGAGATAATGTCACGCCTCTTTGCAGGGCCACCTCTAACACTTAGCCTATGCAAAAACACCTTCATATCTCGACTATTGAGCTTGAAGAATAATGGATGAAGAAGCTTAGACCTTGTTTCATTGTCTATGTTTGGTTTGAGTATGCTTTCTATACGGGTGTAAGCAGATAGCATAGACATATCCGTGACTTCGCTTTCACAAAGCTGACTGAGCAACACCAATGGATCTGGGCTATCCTCAACCTCAGATGGGAATGCACCTGTTAGCAGATAATACATCTCACGAAAATCCTCATCAGACAATCTAAACTGAGAAGCTGGAGAATAGAAGAAAAAGGCCACAGGCCATTGATTGCTTGATGCGGCAATTAAATTGTTAGCAATTAAATCTGAACGGTTTCGAGCTTTAGTCAAGACTCTCCATGTTTCTGCAATAGCTCGGTATGATAGCATTGTACTCACCAATAATCAGACAGTCTAATCTGCCCCAATCTAAATCCACTTGCGATAGATGCGACTCTATCTGGAATCAAAGCTGCAAACTCTTCATTCAACTCGCAGATAACCGCATTTCTATTGTGTAATATTGCTACACCTGCTGTTGTCCCCGAACCCCCAAACGGATCTAAAACGACTGAAGGAATGACTGGGTGTTCATCGCATTCACAACTTGGTTGCCAACCATTTGTATATGACACATCTTTGATGTTCGGCCCTAAACGATTCTTTCCAATACCACCGCCTATTGGCCCATTTTTGATTACATCTTTTGTTTTTTGATTTAACCATGAGTCACCAAGCGTTTCTTTTTGGATTATTCGAGTGTATGGTGCGCCACATTTACCACAGCAACCGTGAGCTGATGTTGAAGCTAACACGCACGGTTCAATCAGCTCTGGTGGAAATACTGCGAAGTGCGCGCCTTTGTATGGCTTGGTAGTGATAGTCCATACTGAACGCTTGTTTCTACCGCCACCGTCAGATACCCACTCATCACCGCCAATCCCCCCAGATACTGCTTGATGGTCTGCACCACCCTGCCTACTTCTGAAGCTATTGCCTGAACGACCACCACCATCTCTTTCTTTGATTGCTACATGATCGTAGTAATACTTCTTGTTCTTAGTGAGTAGGAATATATATTCATGGGATTTAGTAGGTCTATCTCTAACACTCTCCGGCATAGGATTAGGTTTGTTCCAAATAACATCTGAACGCAGATACCAACCATCAGCTCGTAATGCGAAAGCAAGCATCCAAGGTATTCCAATCAAGTCTTTCGGTTTGATTTCATGATGAGTCCTATCTGTTGGCCTTGTCTTACCTTTACCACCTGTTGCATTATGATGAGCTTTGTTCAAACTGTCTGTTCTCGCAGCTTGGACTTCTGCATCTTTCATACCGCTACGACCTTTACCGCCCCAGTATGAATCACCTATGTTCAGCCATAAGCTACCTGTTGGCTTCAGCTTCTTTCTTACCAGTCTAAACACTTCGACCAAGTTTTCTATGAATTGCTCAGGCGTATCTTCCAAACCTATTTGCTCATCAATCCGTGTAGCACCGCATTTTAGACAGGCGTTTGATTTACCCCCTCTATGAGCCACTTCGGGTCTGAGAACATTCTTGCCCCTCTTAGGATCATTCCATTTGGTATCCATAGATACTGTATGCTCACAGTTAGGGTCGCCACCCTCCCACTCAGCCGTTCCGTAATCTCGAAGGCCGTAATATGGCGGAGATGTTATGCAAGTATCAATGGACTCATCCTCTAATTCATGTAATGAATCAAGGCAGTTACCTAATAGCAACCTGTAGCTCACTCAGACCCCCCTAAGAAATCAAGAAGTGATGGTTGTTTGATTCTCTTCATAGTCAAATCCTCAGTTATTTCGTATTCACCCGAATGAGCTATCCTTGCCCGTGCGATTTTCACATAATTCTCATCCATCTCTATACCAATGAAGCTGAATCCTTCCAAGTTTGCAGCTATCCCGGTTGTTCCGCTACCCATGAATGGGTCAAGTGTGATGCCGTTTGGTGGTGTAACAAGCCTACACAAATATCTCATCAAATCCACTGGTTTGACTGTGGGATGGGTATTTTTTCTCAGAATACCCCCTCTATTGCGGGGATTGTTAGCCCCATCCTTTGATGTATCTTCTCTATCACTAACATTCTGAGCTTCAAAATCATCCAAACCCGCTTCTTTCTCTTTACCTGATGGTTTAGCGCAATAGAAGAATCGAGATGCACCGCCTTCATCACCTATCTGGAATGTATGTCTTTCTTGTTGAACACCATAGGTATTGAATTGCCCGCCTTTAGCTATTGAATCCATATTCCCTGATTTCAAATGCCCGCTTTGCTCATCAAGAACCTCGCCCGCTTCTTCATCAAGAATCACATTTGCAGGGAAGCGACCATTTTCATGAGCTTCAGATTCAGCTCCTTCCGATTCGCCCCAATGACCTTTCACCGATTTACGATTAGTATTCTTTGCATGATCCTCGCCCGCCTTTATTCTGCAATCATCAATGTTCAAACCACCCGTTCCATGCTCAAGCACATTATCGGCAACCGTTCCTTCAAGGGGCTTACGAGCTACTACAATTGGTTCATGATTTGGATTTTTGGAAATTAGATTATCATCGTCAAGATTGCTTTCTTTTGGTTGATAGAAGAATCGAGATGCACCACCCAATCCGTCAAAGACACCGTTTGAATCGCCTTCATTCTTTGATG